GCAGGTGCCCGGATGGCCTCCCCGCTGGGGGAGCTCAGGCAGCGGGCGCACAAGATGGCCTCGTTCACCCGCGATGAGGCCCGAAAGTTCAACCACGCCGCCTCGGAGGATCGATCGTTCGTGTTCGTCGAGTGGTGTCTGTCCGACACCGACGACCCCGACGATATGAACACCGTGAAGCTGGTGAACCCGGCGTCGTGGCAGACGATCGACAAGCTCCGTCGCAGGCACGACTCGCCGTCGACAACACCGTGGCAGTGGCTCCGGTTCGCCTGCGGGATATGGACCGAGGGCGAGGAGCCGTGGATCGATCCCCCCACCTGGGATCGGCTCGCCGAGGTGCTCGAGCTGAAACCGGGCGAGACCGTGTGGGCCGACGTGCGCGTGATGTTCAAGCGGGCGGCCATCGTGATCGGGGCGCCACGCGAGGGTCAGCTCGCCATCGTGGCGCAGATCATCGATCCAGCGCCGTATCCCGTGGTCGAGCAGGCGATCCGCGACCTCGCCGAGCTCTACGACGTGCAGCAGATCACGCATGGAGCGCGCGGGTTCGCGCGGTCGGCCGAGCTCCTCACCGAGGACGGTCTGCCGATGGTCGAGTTCCCGGCGACGCCCGACCGGATGAGCGAGGCATCCGGCACGCTGTACCGGCTAATCGAGACCAAGCATCTACGACACGACGGCTCGCCGGACCTACGGGCGCAGGTGCTTGCCGGACACGCGCGGAAGGACGAGCGCGGGTGGCGCCTGGTCGAAGGTGAGACGCACGTTCCGATCGAGGCGCTCGTGGCGCTCGCCGTCGTCGCGCACACGGTCGGGGTTGGGATCGAAAGGGAGCCGATGATCGCATGGGTCTGATCGAACGCTGGCATAGTCGGCGCTTCTACAAACGGCTGATGACCGGGAAGACGGCACGTCTCCCACGGCATCTCGATCCGACGCAGGCTGTCGGCCGTGTCATTGGGCTCTCCGAAGGCTTGCAGACACGGATTATCACGAACCCGTTTCGTCGCCTCGTGCGCGTAGAGCACGTCAAGGGGGGCAAGTGGGACTCCTAGACCGCTGGTGGAAGTTCGTCGGGGCAGAGCGGCAGAACGATCCGCTCGACTTCGACACATGGATCACCTACCTCGGCCAGCAGTACATGCTCGGCCTCAACACGTCGATGTCGGGCAACCGCGAGGAGATCGGCGCCGGGCTGAATGGCCTGGTGAACTACGTCTTTGCGGGCAATGCGGTCGTGTTCGCCTGCATGGCCGTCCGGCTGCGGGTATTCACCGAGGCGCGGCTCGCGTTCCAGCGGATGCGCAAGGGACGTCCGGCCGAGCTGTGGGCCGACCCGACGCTCGCGGTGCTCGAGAACCCGTGGCCGAACGGCACCACCGGCGACCTACTCGCGCGGAACCTGGTGTACGCGGACCTCATGGGCAACTCGTTCACCTACCGGGTCAACCCGCGGCATCTGCAGGTGCTCCGGCCGGACTGGGTCACCATCGTCTCGGGCGTGCCCGACGTCGAGGACACAAACGGATGGGACCTCGGGGCCACGGTGCTCGGCTATCTGTACCATCCGGGCGGCCGTGGGTCGGGGAAGACGCCCGTGGTGATCCTGCCCGAGCGCATGTCGCACTTCGCACCGATGCCCGATCCGCTGTCGCCGTGGCGCGGGCAGTCGTGGATCACGCCGATCCTGCGCGAGATCAAGGGCGACACGGCGGCGACGACGCACAAACTCTCGTTCTTCGAGTCTGCGGCCACCCCGAACCTCAAGGTCAAGGCCGATCCGACGTTGACGCCCGAGAAGTTCAAGGAATGGGTGACGCTGTTCCGCCAGGGGTCCGAGGGCGCGGCGAACGCGTACAAGACGCTCTTCCTCGGTGGCGGTGCCGACGCCGAGGTGATCGGCGCGAACATGCGACAGATGGACTTCAAGCAGGTGCAGGGAGCGGGGGAGACGCGGATTGCGGCCGCCGCCGGGGTTCCCCCCGTGCTGGTCGGCCTGTCCGAGGGTCTGCAGGCCGCGACATACTCGAACTACGGCCAGGCGCGACGCGCGTTCGCCGACGAGTGGGCGCGCCCGACGTGGCGCAACTTCGCCGGGTCGATGCAATCGATCATCACCACGCCGGAGGGCTCGCGTCTCTGGTACGACGACCGCGACATCCCGTTTCTGCAGGAGGATCAGAAAGACGCCGCCGAGATTCTGCAGGTGCGCGCCAACACGATCAAGCAGCTCGTCGACTCGGGATTCGCCGCGGATGCCGTTATCGCGGCCGTCGATGCCGATGACCTGTCGCTGCTGCGCAAGGAACACACGGGCCTGTTCTCGGTGCAGTTGCAGCCGCCGGGGACCGTGGCCCCGCCCGAAACGGCCCCGTCGAATGGGAAGGCCCCGGCCGATGCCGTGGCACCTGGATAGTGACCATCCCGACTGTTCGGGCTGGGCGGTCGTCCTTGACGCCACCGGCAAGGCGGTCGGTTGTCATCCGACCAAGGCCAAGGCGAAAGCGCACCTCGCGGCGTTGAACGCCAACGTGAAGGGGGCAGACATGACCGATCAGGCCACACGGGCCGCGGTCGACAACAGCGCGTGGGATGGGAACAAGGCGATGACGCAGTGCTCGTCGGCCGCCGACTACAACAAAATCTGCGCTGGGAAGACTGCGGGCGATCCGGCGCTGCGCTCGAGTCACAAGCTGCCCCATCACTACCTCGCCAAGGCACCCGTACCGAACGCCGCAGGCGTCCGTGCATCACTGCAGCGGTTCGGACAGACCCAAGGGCTGACGAACAGCGCGGAGGCCCGCCGACACCTGGAGGCGCACATGACAACGATCCAAGCGCAGGAGGCATCCGCCTTCCCGCGGGGGGACCTGTACCGGGCGATGCCGCCATCGCTGGCGCACTTCGAGGTCCGCGAGGAGTCCGATGGCGGCCGGACCCTTGTCGTGCCGTTCGCGCGGTTCAACGAATGGACCGAGATCGACTCGTGGTTCGAGGGTCGGTTCATGGAGCGAGTCCTGCCCGGCGCGTTCGTTGACTCGTTTGCCGAGCGCACGCCGAAGATCACGTTCAACCACGGGCGCGATCCCGAGCTCGGCGACAAGCTGCTCGGCCATCCGGTCACGGCGTACGAGAATGACGTCGGCGGAGTGGTCGAGGCCCCGCTGTTCTCCGGCGTGCCCCCGCTCGTGACGGACGGCCTGCGCGCCGGGGCCTACGGTTCGTCGTTCCGGTTCGGCGTCGACGAGGACGACATCGTGCACAAGCCCAAGATCTCGGACTACAACCCCGAGGGCCTGCCGGAGCGGTCGATCATCAAGGCATCGGTGCACGAGGCGGGGCCGGTGACATTCCCGGCCTACGCGAACACGACGGCGGGCGTGCGCTCGCTGACAGACGAGTTTCGGCCAGCCGCGGAGACCGTCGCGGAGTTGGCCGCAAGGCGTCCGGGTGAGCTGGCCCGGATGATCGAGGAAGTTCTGCATCAGGGCGCCGAGGACAAGCCTCCCGAGGACAAGCCTCTGCCCATCGAGGTGCGGAGATTCCGCACACGAGAGGAGTTTCTGGCATGGATGTCGCAGAGCTGAACGAGCTCCGATCCATCGAGGAGCTGAGCAACAAGCAGGGGGAGGTGAAGGCCGAGCTGACGGCGCTCGAGAACGAGTACGCCGGTCTCCCCTATCCCGACGATGCCCGCGAGCGGTATGCGGACCTCGTCGAGACGAATGAGGAGATCGACAAGCGCGTCGTCGAGCTCGACAAGCGCGAGAAATACCTCAAGCACATCGCCGAGAACGGCGGGTCGGACCCGGCCCGCGTGACCCCGGCGTGGGAGGCACCCAAGGTCGACCGCTCCAGCCTCAAGGAACGGGACATCTACGACCTGTCGAACGTCCGATTCAACCCTGAGGACCCGCAGCGCGGACGCATGGAGTACCGCGACCGGGCGATGCGAGCGATTGAGCTCGCGCACTTCCCCGACCAGGTCGGTCGGGAGCGGGCGCAGGAGCACATCGGGCGCCTGCTCGACGAGTACGACACGCCCGACGGGCAGCTCGCCCGGCGCATCCTGAAGACCGGCTCGCCGCAGTACCGCGCGGCGTTCCGAAAGTGGATGTCGGGCGTGCCGATGACGAACGAGGAGCAGCGCGCATTCTCGCTGTCGACGACCGGCATCCCGATCACGTTCACCCTCGACCCGACGCTGATCCCGGTGTCGACCTCGGTGGTCAACCCACTGCGGGCGATCTCGAGTGTCGAGACCATCGTAGGGGCGAACGAATGGCGGGGGGCCACGGCGGCGGCGATCACCGCGGCCCGTGCGGCCGAAGGCGCGGTCACGACCGACAACACCCCGACGCTCGCGCAGCCCGCGATCGTCTGCTCGCGGGTGCAGGCGTTCGTGCCGTTCTCGGTCGAGGCCGAGGGCGACTGGCCCGGCATGGACGCCGGGCTCGCACGTCTGTTCGCCGATTCAAAGGACGATGAGGAGGCGACGGCGTTCTTCTCCGGCAACGGCACGCCGCCGAACCCGTTCGGTCTGTCGACCGGGGTCACCGGGACCACGGCACTCGC